TGACATTTCATTTTTTTCATTCAAGAACTTCTTGACAAAATTATTAATGTCGCTTTGAGTAGTCTTAACCTCGTTAGCATTGTTCACGTTAAACCTATATCTTTTATCCCCGACGTTGTATTCAAAACCTTTGAATTTATCGTTAAAAACTTGATTAGTTTTATTTAAAAAATTTTTTGTTTGTTTTTCCGCTATTTTTTGAGTTTCTTCCGACTCCTTGTTATATCTATTAAAGAAATCCATAGCTTTTTTGGCTTCAGGCGTTAACCTGCTTCCAGCTTTAATTTCTTCATAGTATTTGGACTTTTGCCCGTCCAGGTGGGCTTTAGCGTTGGCAACTTGCTCTTTTAACGCTATTTTTTTCTTTTTAATATCTCTTTCTTCATCTACTTCCTCGTCATACGAGAACGAATCTTCAATTAAAAATTCTATTTCGTCAGATGATAAATGAGATTTAGTTTGTTTATAGTACTCTCTGAGCACTGTCATATCGTCATAACTAGAATAATCTTGATTAAGACGAACGTAATCTTCTAGTGTACCACCGGTCTCTTCCATAAAGTCCATTAACTTTTGAACATTTTCAGGTAAAGCTTTTCCAGTTTCTTGAGCTTCGGTTATAGCCTCTTCAACTTGTTCAGTTAATTCTTCTGTTTGCTCTTGAACTTCTTCTTCAGTAATTTCTTCTAATATTGTAGCTTCTTCTTGTGCTTGTTCTTCCGGTTGTACTTCTTCTTGTTTTTCTGTGGACTTGGCATTTTCAGGCTCTGTAGCCACTCCCTCGTCGACAGGGTTATCTTCTTTAACTTCATTTTCTTCTACTGGTGTTTCTGGTTTATTTAAATCTAGCTTTGTTGTGTTATCTTCAACTGGTTGTTCTACAGTTTTAGACATATCTAGTTTTGTAACGTCATCCGTTACGTTTTCTACGTTTTCTTCCATAATATAATATAATAATAATTAATAATTTTTATCTAGGCTCAAAACTACCTAAATCAAATCCGCCTCCTAATATATCATTACCTGCGGATTCAAAGTTTTTAGGTGCTTTTGCGCTTTTTCTTTGATCTATAAGCTCACTTTGTTGTGTAGCTTGTATTCTTGTTCTCTCGTCTTTACGATCTTCTCTTTCGTTTTCTCTATTTTGCAAATCTTGAGTTTCCATATTTTTTATCTGCATGTTGTACTGAAACTCTAATTGCATTAGTTGTTTTTTATACTCAACCTCTTGCGCTTGCTTCTGAGCATCTAACTGCGCTTTCATTTGTTCAAGCTGTGCTTCGCTTTGTGTTTTAACTTGTTCTTTTTGCATTTCAAGCTGTGCAGCTGCTTGCTGTGATTGAATATTAGCCTGTGACTGCGCTTGTATATTTTGCTGTTGTATTATCTGATCTCTTTGTTGCTTTTTAATCCTCCTTATTTTTAATAATTGATTAGCAAGTTTTATGTTTTTGATTTCTCTAAGATCAATAGCATCTTCAAGCTCTATACTTTGTTGTGCTAAAGCAACTTGAATATTATTTTCAAGCATTGCTTTTTCTTCTTCATCAGGAGTTAACTCTATAAATATACCAAAGTCATATAGATGTAACTCTTTCATTTCTTCAAGTGTAGCAACGTTGTGAGTTCCTATAGCCTGAATAAAAGCATCTTTAGTTGGTGAATATTCTATAATATCAGATATTCTTAATGATAGTTGTTCAGCAACTTCTTGTGTTAAATGCAGTCCTGACTGTAGTATATGCCTTGTTGCTGTGTTAGAATTAGCTGCTGCTAGTTTTTGCACTCCAACTAAAGCGTTTTTGTCTGGCATACTACCATCTCTCGCCTCGTTAAGCCCGGTAGTATCTCTTATCATTTGTAAGTAATAATTGTAATTACCAATAAGGGCATTTATTTTATTACCACCACTACCACTTGTTATCTCTTGTATTGGTACTTTACCTGGGTTCATGTCACCATCAGAAGTAAAACTTCTACCAATAACAGAACCTGTTTGGAAGAACATGTTTAAAGCTTCTTGTGGATTATAGTTTGTTCCATTACCTAAATCTATTTCAGCAAGACCATCAGCATCTAAGTAAACACCATCTGGAACCATACGAGACATTACTTGTTGTAGCTTTAAATGCGTTAACTGTATCATATCAGCAAAACCAGTTATACGTCTAACTAAACTTTCTATTCTACCTTTGTACATACGTGGCGCTACAATACTATAGTTCATTTTAACCTTAGTGTAATCACTTTTAGGTCTAACCATGTTTTTAGCTAACTCCCACTTCAATAATTTATCAGTTCCAAGTATTAAAGCTCCTTCATATAAAACTTCAACTGATCTTGATAGCTTGTCAAAGTTTGTTGACTCATCTATAACAGGGTTAAACTTGTCAGTTTTAGGTATTGCTTTAGAAGCTCCACTACCAGTAGTTTTTACTTTATAAACTTCGTTCATATACGTTTTATAATTAAAATATAAAACTTGAACTTTATTAGGGTCTATACCATCTCTATTAACAAAATTACCATCGTAATTAGAGTTGTTGTAACCTGGGTTTTTAACTATATCTTCAAGCTCTGCAACAGTCATGTTTGGAAACTGTTTAACAAGCTCGTTTACTGGTATTGATTTTACTTCACCAACATAATATATGTCTTCAAAATATGGTGATTCAGTGTAAGAGTATATTAAGTTTGCTGGATCAACATATTTAACTGTAACGCCATTAGAAGTGTCAAAGTTAGTTTTAACAGCGCCAATACCACAAACAGCTAAATCATAATAAAATCTTTTCTTAGTTAACTCGTAGTTGTTGCCTTCTAGTAAAACATTTATAGCTTGTTCTTCTGCCATTTCTACAGCTTGCTTGTAATTAAGCTGCATATGTAATTGTAATTCTTCTTCTGTATCTGGTAAAGTTTCCTTTTTATTGTCGTATAAATCTACACCAAAAGCTTCTGCTGCAAAATCATTTAATTCTTTAGCTCGCATATCAGCAAGAACAGAATCCATGTACTTGGTACGTTTACTAACACCATATGGATCTTGTGAGTATGCTTTTACATCATATGTTCTTTCTGCAATACCATTTACTACTATATCAACAAACTTAGGTATAATAGGTACTGGCTTCCAGTCTAAATTAAGATAAGACAAATCACCGTTTATAGATAACTCATCTTTATATTTTTGTATTGATTGCTCTCCCCTTGCGTATAATCTTAATCTATGGAAATCATTTCTTAGTGTGTCAAATTTATTTGTACCTCTATCATAAACGAACCATTCGTTTTCAATAGCTTTAGCGACTTTGAGTCCATACTCAAAACTTCTTTTTTCATCGTCACTAACTACTTGACTAGGGAAATAACTTCTTATAACTGTCTCAGCCATATTTATTTTATTATTTTAGAACTATAACCAGTGTTTGTATACTTGGATATGTTTATATTTATTTTTTGTTTTTCTATTTTAACGTTTGGAGCATACAAGTGTCTATTGTTAGCCATAATAGCAAGTCCAGAGCTTATAGACGCATCAAACTTTGTTCTTTTGTTTATATCAAATTTTGCCCAGTCGTTTAATAAGTCGTTAAAATAACAATCACCAAACGAACCATCTTTTTTCATGCCTACATGGTCTTGTATATACATTTCAATCGCAGCAGCGTGAGCTTGTTTTATATCTTCACTTGAGTTTGGTATACCACCAACTTCTTTTTCTGCAGTAGATAATTTATTCCAAACTTTATCAGGCCTGTTCATACTAAAACCTCTGTAACCACGTCTTCTTAAATAATACAATAGACGAGGTTTATTATTTTCTGCAAGTATAGGCATTCCGTAAAATACTAACGCCATTAGAACATCTTCAAAGAACATCTCTGCGGTTTGAGGCCTTGCTAAATACTCTAAGAAAAAGCTGTTAGCAGGAGCGTCTTCCATTGAAAATCTAGTTAATCCGTGTAAAGCTCCTTTCGATCCTTGACCATCAACTGTTCCTGATATATCGTAACTATCACAACCAAAAGCGCCTATATGCTCGTTACCAGGGTGTTTAACACCGTTTTTTATTATAACATTGTTTTGTAGACTTGCTGGTGGTGTCCAGCTTAATTTAAACCTACCTTTATTGTCTGGGTAAAATATTACTGTAGAATCTTTCACGCCGTTAACCCACTGAAAATTACCCCTTGTTAACGGCAGTGTAGACGACAACTCTTCATTATAATCTATTTGTTGGTATAGTTTAACTAAGTTAAAAATAGAATTTTTTGTTTCATCTCTAAAAGCATGCTCTGTAGTTCTTGGGAATTGGCGATAAAACTCGTTTAAAGCATCTTGATCTCCTTTTAAACCATCAGCTTCGTTTTGCCAGTTGTCTATTACACCTACATCTATTAGCTCTCCATGGGGGTCGAAGACGTCATGATCCGGAGTATTGAAGACTGGGCTTCCGTGCTCGTCAATAAATCCTTCGTAGTTCCACTCCATTGGGATAAAAAGAGAATATAAGCCAGACGCTGTTTGTCCATTTCTGTTTCGTTTAGTAACGTCGGATGCATTGTATAGTTTTTTGAAGTTTTCTCCACCTTTGTCTAATGCGTTTGATGTCGAGCCCATCATACATTTACCTATAATCCTGCTACCTAATCGTAAACATGTTTTTGTAACTCTCCAGTTATTTAATATATTATCGGGTCTTTCCCATTTACCGCTTTCATCGTGTACTAACA